CCGCGACCGACAACACTATCGACGTCTCGCATCTCGGGCTGACTGCTGGCAACTCTGTGTTGACTCAGGATCGCCCGCTGACCGGCAACGCAACGGATACGGGGCGACAGGTCACGATCGAGTATCTCGGCAAGGGCATCATTGCCGACGCCGCGACTGGCACGCTGGTCATCACCCACGCCGGTTCGACGTTCTTGTCTGCGGCTTCAACCGTAGTGAGCTCGTCTGTTACGTTCGCGTTGAACGATGTGGTCAAGGGCACTGCGGTATTCAAGGTCGCTCGCTAAACAGCGTGACGGAGACATCCCGTCATGGCGAACTATGCTGCCGGTGTGACCGTCTCTTGGAACGCAGTCGCGTTCCAAGAGGTGGTTGACTTGAAGATATTGCACGGCGGCGATCTGCCTATCTCTCGCGGCAGCACCGGCTCGCCGTTTGCGCTTGACCTAGGCACTATAGATGTAGTGTGCCTAGGCACTGCGAACTGCACGCTGACTAACTACGGCAAGCGTGCCACGTTTCAAGTGACTGGGCCGGGCGTCGTGTTCACGCACAAGGCGATCTTCCAGCGACTCGCAGTCGAGAAGAAGGTCAACGACGTGCAACGCAACACGGTGACGCTCCGCTTTTCACCATCGTAGGAGTTGTTGTATGGCACTGACAGCAGAGCAGATTTTGGCAGCGGACGATCTCGGGCTGAAGCAGGTTCCGGTTCGTGAATGGAACGGCGACGTGTTCATTCGCATGATGAGCGTTGGCGAGCGGGATGCGTATGAGCGTCTCTGGATCGGCAAGCGAGAGACCGGCGTCGATAACTTCCGCACGGAGTATCTCGCCCGCGTCCTGTGCGACGACAAGGGGGAACTGCTCTTCACCCGCGAGCAGATTTTGGCACTGGCGAACAAGTCAGGGGCAGTGATGGGGCGGTTGTTCGACGAGGCTCTCAAGCACAACAACATGACGGAGGCGGACGTCGAGCAGTTGGGAAAAGCCTAGGCGTCTCGCCGACGCGGCGATTCATGTTTGCGTTGGCGGGGCACCTGGGCATGACGGTTGGCGAACTGTCTCGTCGCATGGATTCGCGGGAGTTGACTGAGTGGATGGCGTACACACGCTATTACCAAGCTCTCCCCGATCCATGGCGGCAGACAGGTCTTGAAGTCAGTGCGACGCTCGCGCCGCACTCACCGAAAGGCAAGTGCCCGTCTGCGGATGATTTCAATCCAATCGAAAAGCCTCCGCAGCATGGCGATCAGATGCTGACACAGATTCGGGCCTTGCAAGCAGCACTAGGTGGTGGGTAATGGCGAACATCGTCGGGCTGGCACTGAAGGTCACTGGCGACGCGAGCGGCTTGGCGAAGTCGCTCACGCCGGTTGATCGCGCGCTCGACAAGCTCGCCGCCCAGGCTGAGAAAGCGACGAGCGTCTTTACGCCGTTTGCTGAAAAGACCGCAGCGGCGGGGCGGGCACAAGAAGAGTTTGCCGCGAAGTTCTCGGCACTGGCCGATCAGTTGCGAGCCAACTTGATTGGCCCGCAGGAGTACGCAGCCGCGTTTGGGCGGCTGACTGAAGAGGCCAAAGGTACAGCAGCGGCCTTCCAAGAGGGGCTGCGGATCACGCAGCAGAATCAGACTGCGGAGCAAGCAAGGACGAGCGGCCTAGAGCGGCTGAATGAACTGCTGCGTCTTGGGGCGATAGACGCTCGCAACTTTGGCCTTGAGGCCGCAAAGCTGTCGGAAGGCTCTGACAGCACGGCCTTGGATCGTTTTGCTGAAGCAGTTGCTCCATTGCGCGTGGCACTTGAAAGCGGAACACTGTCTGCCGAAAGATTCGCGGAGCAGTCGCAGGAGATTGCTGCGGCGATCAGCGGGTCAACGCCAGCAGCAGAGCGGCAGGCAACGGCAATCCTTGAGCTACGCAATCGCTTTGAAGCTGGCCGCGTCTCTATCGAGCAATACCGCGAAGAGTTTTCGCGGATTCAGTCCGGCGATATTGCGACGACGTTTGAAGTGCAGGTCGTCGGCGTTCGCGAGGGAGTTGAGGCAAGCAACGAATTGCGAGCCTCGTTGGCCCAACTCACGGACACGCAGATCACAGCAGCACTACACGTGGCTGGCGTCGAGAAACTGGACGATCTGCGGCAACAATTTGCTGGCGTTGACGGAGCGCAGATTGATGCGGTGCTCAGTGTTCTCGGCGTTGAGACGATTGAGGAGGCAAGGCAGCAGCTTGAGTCGCTAGCTAACGTCGATGCTTCCGCTACGGTCAGCATCGCAAACGCTGCCGAGGTTCAAAACACGATTCGTTTACTTGAGTCGTCTTTTGGTTCGCTTGAGGCAGCGCAGTCGCGGCTTGAAAGCCTGCCAGACGTTGACCTAAAAGCCACGCTGGAAGTGCTGGGTGTCGATTCAATCGATGCCGCACGCGAACGGTTGATTGCACTGGGTGCCTTGCAGATCGAGCCAAAGCTGCAGGCGATAGGGTTTGAAAACATCGATGCTGCCCAATCAGCGATTGATTCTCTAAGCGACCGCAGCGTTACGGCTACGCTTGAGTTTCTCGGTGCCGGGGATATAAGCGATGCAGCAGAGAAGTTGGCGACACTCGACGGCACTACCGTCGAAGCGTTCCTGAGAGCAAGCGGCTTTGAATCCATTGACGCCGCTCAGACAAAGCTCGGCGAATTGCAGGACGTAGACGTCACTGCAACGTTGCAGCTACTCGGCGTTGACACGATTGATGCCGCCCGAGACAGGCTTTCGCAGCTTGGCGACTTGCAGATCGAGCCACGGCTGCAAGCTATTGGCTTTGACTCAATCGACGCCGCTCGGGCGGCACTTGAGTCACTAGGTGACCGCAGCATTACGGCGACACTTGAGTTTCTGGGGACCGACAGCATCGACGATGCTCGCGAGCGACTTGGCGTGCTTGACGGCACAACCGTCGAAGCGTTCTTGAGGGCCAGCGGCTTTGAGTCGATTGACGCCGCACAGGAGAAGCTTGCAGAACTTCAGAGCGTCGATGTAGCGGCCACGCTGACGGTGCTTGGTGTAGACACGATTGACGAGGCCCGGCAGCGGCTTGCGTCACTCTCGACCGTAGACATTGAGCCAGTGCTGCGGCTGCTTGGCGTAGATTCGATTGCTGACGCACAGCAGCAGCTTGCCGCCGTAAACGGCACAGAGATTGACACGCAGCTTCGCGTGCTTGGCATCGACGGCATTGAGTCAGCAAGGACGCTGATTGCCAGCGTCGAGGGGAAGAATGTTGATTTAATTGCCAAGACTTTTGGCATTGATTCTGTCGCGAGCTTGACGCAAGCAATCGACGCAGCCGAAAGCAAGACCGTAACTTTTGACGTTGCCAGCAATGCTAACGAAGAAGCAGATCGCATTGCAGAGCTTGTCGCGGAGCAGGAGGCGTACAAGGCCGCCGCTGCCGAGGGGCTGCGCATCACCGAGCAGGTTCGCACTGCTGAAGAGCAAAGGGCAACGGAGCTAGCGAAGCTGGAGGGACTATTATCGCAAGGTGCGATTTCTCAGGAGACGTTTGTTCGGGCTTCTGAGAGGGCGACGGGCGTTGAAAAACAACGCGCCGACGCCGCCGCTTCAGCCGCTCGGATTATCGCTGCGAACTTGTCGCCGCAAGAACGATACTCGCAGCAGATGCAAGAGCTGAGCGGGCATCTTGAGGCAGGGCGGCTGTCGCAGGACCAGTTCAATCGTGCCGCCCAGAGGGCAAAGATTGACCTCGACAACATTGGCAAGGAAGCAGATCGAGCCGACAATATCCTTGAGAAACTAAACAAGAACCTCAACTTCTTGAAGAATGTTGCAATAGGCCGACTGGTACTTGACGGTGTGCGTGCCCTCGGCAATGCGTTTGCGAGCGTACAGAATCAGATTTCTGGGCTTGTGACTTCTGCAAATTCTTCCGTTGACCAACTCAACGACTTCGCACAGCGCACTGGCATCGGCGTAGAATCGTTGCAGGGGTACTCGGTCGCCGCGAAACTTGCTGGCGTTGATACGGAACAATTTGGAACGGCTGTCCAGAAGCTCGCAGTAAACATCGGCAAGGCCACTCCCGGCGACGCACTCGACAAGTCGCTCAAAGCCATCAACCTGTCCGTCCGCGAACTGCGTGCGTTGTCTCCAGAGCAGCAGTTCTCGGCTATCGGCAATGCAATCTCGACTCTGCCCACCGTAGCGGATCGTGCAGCCGCTGCGGTCGAAGTGTTTGGTAAGCAAGGTGCCGCACTCGCGCCGCTTTTCCGTGAGGGTGCGGACAGCATTGAGGAACTGCAAGCCAGGGCCGAACGGCTGGGATTGATTGTTGACGAGGCGCAGGTCAACAACGTTGCGAGCATGAACGACGCCTTTGACCTTGTCGCCGCTACGGTGCAAGGCATTACCGGGCAGGTGATTGGCAACCTTGCCCCGGCGGTCACTGATGTGACGAATCAGTTCTTGCGGTTTGTGGAAGAGTTCGCCGGGGTCGATGGACAGGGCGGCACGGGCATCGCCAACGCAATCACTGACACACTGCTGCGAGGGGCGGAGTATTTTGCTGGCATCTTTGACGAGTACGTCGAATACTTTGGCGGCTTCACTGGTGCCTTAAACACAGCCAGCGAAGCCTTTAACCAGATCACGGGCGTGCTGCAAGTTCTCAGCGGCGTGTTTAGAAGCATCTTCAACACGTTTGAAATCATTGGCAACGGCATAGCGGTCGCCCTTGGCAAGGCTCTTGAGGCGATTGGCAGCTATGTCAGCACAGACCTAGAGAACTTTGGGCGTGATTTGCAGCTAGACGCCAACGCACAGCTACAGCAGAACCTTGCCGAGCTTGAGTCGGCAGGCCAGCAGATCATCAACGGCACGACGCAGGCTGTGTTTGGCAACGCGGCCGATCAGCGGTCTGCCGCGACGAGCGCAGCAACGACATATCTGGAAGGCTTGCGTGCGCAGATTGAGCGCGAGCGGTCGCCGCAGTTCAAGGTCGAAACCGACATTGAGCAAACTCGCGAACGATTCGACTCGTTCTTCAGTGGCATCGTCGATCAGAGCAGCACCGTCACTCAGGCGATGCGTGGTTTCGAGGCTGCGGCGGCATCAGTTATCGATCCGCTGAACATTACGGCCGATGAGATTGCCCGCATTAAGCTAGAGCAGGACAAAGTCAACCGTGCGATTGACCAAGAACTGGGGTCGCGAAGGCAGATTGCAGATGCTGCTATCGCCCAAGCAGAAGCCGACACGAAGCGAATCGCCGAACTGACGAAAGCGACTGACGCTCAGACGAAACTTGCCGAGGATTTGGCCGTCGTCGAGCGGGAGCAGTCCCGCGTGCGGGAGCAGTTGCAAGCCGCCCGCGAGGCAGCGTCACTATCGCTGTCGGAGTCTGACCGCATTGCTTCACAGGCTCAAGCAGACGCCGCGGCGGCAAGCCTCGCCAGCCTTGACCAGATTGAGGCGAAGCTCAAGGAGACGCAGCAGGCTGGAAAACAGGGTTTTTCTGAAGGATTCACAAAGCAGTTTGAAGAAACGGCAAAGGCGATTGATGCAGCGAGGGCCAAGGCGTCAGAGTTCGGCAAGGTTGGCGTGCGTGCCCAGCTTGAACTGGCCCAAGCCGTCGCCGTGTTGCAGGAGCGTGCCCGAGCAGGGTTTTTAAACAAGGCCGAATACGACAGGGAACTTGCTCGGCAGCAAGGATTCTTTGATGAAGCTCTGAAGCGAGAGCAAGAAAACCAGCGGCTAATTGCGCAGGCAAAACAGGCGGCGAACGTTCGCGTCGAAGAGTTTCTCAAAGGCAAGATTGACGAGCGTGCCAAGTTTGAAATTGCTCGCCAAGAGGAAGCGGCTAACCGAAGGCAACGGGCACTTGAAAATGTCGCAGCCATCGAGGAAAGAATTGCCGTTCAAGAAAAGTCTGTGCAGGCAGCGAGAGACGCTGGCGACTTGAAGTCTGCCAAGGCCAGAGCCAGTGAGCTAAATACACTCAAGCAGGCTCGGGTTGCCGAGCAACGCATTGCTGACGGCCGCAATGCAGCAGCACGCAACCAAGCATCTGGCCTCGCTGGCGGCTTTCGGCAGGCTGAGCAGTTCCAAAGCCGCATCGCCCAAACAAACGACAACTTCCTGCGGGCGTTTTCTGGGACATACGCCCAGGCGAGTGCCTCGCTGAACGCTGCCAACGCAGTTGCTGCGGAGCTTGCACGGCAGCAGGAGTTGAGCCGCCCCGTCGCTGGCTCGGTCTCAACGGCTGACATCCGCACAGCAGAAGGTGCGGCGTTGGTGCTGGGCCTCGGAGCGGCGGCGCAAGACCCGGCTTTGATTGAGGCTCGTCTCCAGACAAAGCAACTGGCGGGCATCCGCACGGCGATCAACAACGCTGTCACTGGCTACATCGGCACTGTTGCGGAGATTTTCTAATGTCAGTCTCATCGTTTCGCGAGCTAGGCAGAACGCTGGAAGGCGAGGTCGGCGGCACGACTGTTGCGAAGCGGCGGTTCGTCGTGATCCTTGACGACAACGCCACGGTCACGCCGACTGCGAATATGGATGTCGTGAACGCTGTCGGCGGCGGAAGCTGGGGGACGCGGCACCCAGAGTTTTCGTTTCTTGGTCTGACAAAGGTTTTGATGAGTGAGACCTTTGGCGACAACCCCTACCACGTTGAGATCACTCTTGAGTATCGCGTCGTATCGTCGTCTCTGGCGATGTCTCCGCTCTCTCGTCCCGCCGAGTGGGTGTACGAGGCAGTGCCGGGCGACCAAGTGCCAGCACTTTTTTTCTACGACGGGTCAAACAGGCGGCCGCTAACAAACTCAGCCTACGACTACTTTGAGGGGCTGACCGTCCCTGAGTCGCTGACGCGAGTGACAATCAAACGCAACTTCTCAAGCCGACCTACTGGAATCATCAACACATTTGGTTTTCTTAACTCCGACACCTTCAGCGGTGCGGCTGCCCACCATTGCAAGCACGAAGGCAGCAAGGTCGAGAAGGTAGAAGAGCTATGGGGCAACGTCAGATACAACTATTGGCGCGCTGAGTCGCAGGTGCTGTTTCGCCCTACTGGCTGGAATCTCCAGCTTCCAGACGTTGGCTTCAACTTCATCTCTGGCGGACAGAAGCGTCGCGCCATGGTTTTTGATTTCGAGAACTCCGAGTGGATTCCGAGTGCAAGCCCGCTAGGGCTTGATGGCAGCGGCGGGCTAACCGGCGGGTATCCGGCGATTCTCAATCGGCGAGTCTTGCCAGAGACGTCGTTTTCGGGGCTGTTTGGTAGCCCGCCAGCGTGATTCTGCCAGAGTGCCATATCTAAAACGTAGAGTGAAATCATGGCTGATCCAACGTATGAAATCCTGCCTGCCGAGCTAGACCTCGCGTTCATCAAGGGCGATGAGTTTGGCATGGTTCTCTCGGTCAATGCGACCGACCTAACCGGCTACGCCTACGACACGAAAATCTACAGCTTGACTACCGTAGAGGTAGGCGGCGGCCTCGGTGCTGGCGTGGCGTCCGCAGCCGGTGAGACGGTCGTGGCGTTTACGATTACGCCCGTGAACATCACTGCCGGGCAGGTCAATCTGTCTCTGACAGAAGCCCAGACCAACACACTGACGGCTGGAGCCGAATACCGCTGGTGGTTCAAGACTGTGACGCCCGGCAACGTAACGCGGACGATCCTAGCTGGTGACGTCAGTGTGAGGGTGCCGTAATGTCTGTAACAGTCAACGTCGTCGGCCAGACTGCTGTCAGCGTAAGCGTGGCGGCATCGACCAGCGTGTCGGTCGTCGCGTCTGGCGGCATCGGCCCGGCGGGATTTATTACTGTCCCCGGCACGGCGACTCTGGCGTTCGGCACGTTCCAGTTCGTGCCCGGCGACGGCATCACGGTCAGCACTGCCAACGGGCAGTTCCTGATCTCGTCCTACCCGAGCACTTCGGTGTCGAGTCTCGCCCCAGTTCAAAGCGTGGCCGGTCGCACGGGCACCATCGTCCTCCAGGCGGCCGACGTGACGGCGGGGACGTTTGCTATCGGTCGTATTCCCACCATTGGCTACACCGCCCTGTCTGGCGTGCCGGTCGAGTTCACGCCTGCGAGCCACACCCACGACGCCGCGGCGATCTCCTCAGGCACGCTATCGATCGCTCGCGTGCCGACGATCTCATACACGGCCTTGAGCAATACACCTGCGACGTTCGCACCACAGGCCCACACGCACTCGACGAGCGACGTCGTGGCGTTCACTGCCGCTGCGTCTGCTGCGGCCCCGGTGCAGAACGTGGCTGGCCGCACGGGGGCGATCAGCCTCGTTGCCGCTGATGTTGCCGGTTTGGCCGCAGTTGCCACCAGCGGCTCGTATACGAGCCTACAGAACGTACCGGGCACCTTCGCACCGCAGGCCCACACCCACTCGACGGCGGACATCACGGGCTTCACGGGCACCTTCGCGGCAGGCAATCACACGCACGATGCCGCAGCGATCACCAGCGGCGTTCTTGATCTCGCCCGCATACCCACCATCGGCTACACGGCCCTGAGCGGCGTGCCTGCCAGCTTCAACCCGCAGGCACACACCCACAGCACGACAGACGTGGTTGGTCTCACGGCGTCGTTCTCGCAGGTGGCCCACGCGCATCAATACGTGCAAGTCTTGAATGGTCTGACGGGCACGGTGTCGATTGCCGGTGGAGCTGGCGTCACGGTCAGCACCGCCAGCAGTTCCATCACGATTGCCGCGGCTGGCTCCTACGTGTTACCGGAAGCGACCGAATCTGTTCTCGGCGGCATCAAGGTCGGCAGTGGACTTGCCATCGCATCTGGCGTGCTGTCCACGACGGGCGGCGGCGGCTCTGGGAACATCGTGGAAGCCGCGACGCCGGCTGGCTTCCCTGCCACCGGGGCAAGCAATGTGATTTATGTGGCGACGGATACCGCTCGGGCGTACATATGGGCGGGGGCTTACTTCGAGGTCGGGGCGGGCGGCGGCGGTGGTTCTGGCATCTCATGGTCTAGCGTGCCAGCGTCTGCGTCTGCAACCGGGACGGCTGGGCAGATCGCGTATGACAGCGACTACTTCTACGTCGCCACGGCGGCGAACACTTGGGAGCGGGCGGCGTTGTCAACGTGGGCACCGGTCGCTTCAATTGCTGGATTGCAACTGTGGCTTGACGCGAGTGACGCCTCTACGCTTTTTGACGCAACAACTGGTGGGTATGCCGTTGCTGCTGATGGCGCAGTGGCGAGGTGGGAGGACAAGAGCGGCAACGCGCGGCACGCTACGCAGGATACAAGCCAAAGCAGGCCGATTCGCAAATTAAGCGTGCAGAATGGGCTTGGCGGCTTGCGGTTTGATGGTTCAAACGATTTTCTCACGACTGCAACCGGATACCACACGTCTGATGTAACTATTTTCGTTGTTGCAAAGCGCTCGTCTGGAGAAACTGACGCACTCTTTCAAAGCGGAAACAGCACTGGACTTGGGTATACAGTTGCAGACTCTTTTGTATCTAGCTTTGACAACTGCTACGCGCGAGGCGTTGCGAACGGCCAGGTAGGCAGCGTTTTGCCTGGCACTTCTTGGAGGGCGATCTCTGTCACATACACGGCAGGAACCAGAAAAGTCTATATCCAAGGAGTTCTGTCAGACACTGAGTCCTTCACAATAACTGCGCCGAATGTTGCTAACGGCATAGCCACATGGATAGGCACTGCGGACTTTGCAGGAAGTAATTTAAACGGTGACATCGGCGAAATGATCGCATACAACGCCGTGCTCTCCGACACAGACAGGGCAGCCGTGGAGCAATACCTGATCTCCAAGTGGGCCATCACATGAAACCCATCCTAGAACTCACTGTCTAAGGGACTTCCCATGCCACTCTCTCCCCCAGCATCACCCACTGTAGGACAGACCTACACCGCCAACGGTCGCACATGGTCGTGGACCGGCACGGCGTGGGAACTCGTCGCAGCGAGCGGCGGCGGCTCTGCCACACTCACTGCCGCAACGGCGAGTGAACTTGGAGGCATCAAAGTCGGTTCGGGACTTGCTATAGCAGACGGCGTCCTGTCAGCCACGGGCGACACGGTATTGCGGGCCTTGTTCGTCCCCGGCACACCGACAAGCGTCACGGCCACGGGCGGAAACACGCAGGCGACTGTGTCGTGGACGGCACCGACTGGCGTAATCTCTCAGGCACCGATCACAGACTATATCGTTCAGGGCAGCAGTAACTCAGGGTCGACGTGGACGACGGTTAGTCGCACCGCATCGACTACGGCAAGTCAGGTGGTGACGGGACTGACGAACGGCACGGCATATGTGTTTCGCGTTGCTGCGATCAACGGCGTGGGTACTGGGGCTTATACTTCGGCGAGCAGCAGCGTGACGCCAGTGTCCGGTACACCACCGAATGCACCGACGAGCCTGTCGGCCACGGCTGGCAACGCGCAGATCGCTCTGTCGTGGACTGCACCCTCTGCCCCCGGCACGTCTGCGATCAGTGGATACACGGTCGAGTACACGCCATCGGGTGGCTCGGCTCAGACGGTATCTACGGGCAGCACTAGCACTAGCTACACGCTGACCGGACTGACGAACGGAACTGCGTACACAGTACGAGTGGCTGGGGTAAGTGCTGCGGGAGCGGGCACATACACGTCGGCGAGCAGCAGCGTCACGCCGTCTGCCGGAACCCCTCCGAACGCGCCTACATCTCTCACGGCTACCGCAGGCAACTCGCAGATTTCTCTGTCGTGGACGGCACCCTCTGCACCCGGCACGTCTGCGATCAGTGGCTACACGGTCGAATACACGCCATCGGGTGGCTCGGCTCAGACGGTATCTACGGGCAGCACTGGAACTACCTACACGCTGACGGGGCTGACGAATGGCACGGCGTATACGGTAAGGGTGGCTGCGGTGAGTGCGGTTGGCACTGGCACCTTCACGGCGTCTTCAAGCAGTGTATCGCCGTCGGCGGCATCGTTTTCAGCGATTGCTGCTGGTTGGTCTGGGACAGGAACAGCCGCCGACAAGCTCGTTGCACCGCAAAGCCCAAGAGACTTCGCTGGCGGGACATTCAACAACGCTCAGTTCACGGTAGGCGTGGCGGGCACTTTCAGGGTTACTGGCACACACCATGACGGGAACGATGGGTGCGGAAATCAGGTGTCCAAGAACGGAACCGTCATCTACGACGCAGGCTACGGGACTGCGGATTTCAGCGTTTCCGTCGCAGCCAACGACGTAATTCGGGTGTTTTCGCCCGGTTCTTGCGGAGCATGGTTCCCCAACACTCGGGTATGGCTGGTGCCTTCATGAAGCCCCTCATCGAATTCCTGATCTGCGGCGCGATCGGCACCTACTGCGTCATGCGTTGCGCAGCACTGATGCCTCGCGTGATCGCAGAGGCACACGCCGTGGTCAGGCAGGCGGTTGAGAGGCGGCGGGAGATTGACGCTATCGGCCAACCGGAGTGACAGATGCCTGACCGTATCTCATTCACGCGACCTGCCGTCGAGCGGATAGCAGACGTAGTCCGCGCTGTTGAGAACGCACGGCCAGTGGGGGGGCCGCTTACCTCTAGGGCTGTTGGAGTCGTGCCAAAGGCAAAGCCTTTTAAGGTCTGCACGTTTACTGGATCGTGGGCAATCAACACGGCAAAGGTCGTGACGTTTCGCAACGTGACGACGACGCCGAACACGGTCAGCGCAATAAACCTCGTATGTGGGCTGAGTCCGACCGCTTCTTGCGAGGTGTCAATCGCAAAGGACGGAACCGCGTGGTATCTGGTGCAGCCAAACCTGACGCAGCAGCCAGGGTACTCGGGCAGCAGCACGCAAGTTCTTTCAGTGGTGAATGGAAGTCTCAGATGGGTCGGCACCACCACAGTGGACACTATCGTCAGCGCGACCCTCGGCACATCGGGCTTAGTGTTCACGCGGGCTCGTATTCAAGTCGTGTCCACCGCGACCGCAAGTCAGATTTCCATCGGCACCACGGCCTGCACCTAATGCCACTCGCAGTCAAAAACAACGCGATCATCCTTACGGACGGCTTGCTTGCAGAGAGCTGTGACTGCTGCCGCGAGTGCCAGGACCACACATTCAGAATCGGGGGCTTGCCGTCGCGCGGGTGCGGTGGGGGTGGCGTGCTGTACGGCGAAAAGACCATCACGATCCCAGCCAAGTACGCGCTGCCATGCGAGGTGACTATCACGGGCTTTGTGGACGACGACCTAGCGATTGACGGCTCAATCGTCCAAGACAAGCAATTTACCGACGCAATCTACACACTTTGCAACCCAGCGCACAATGTGTGCTACACGTTCACGGCCAGCAATAGGACGTTCACGATTGCTGCAATTGACAACTTCGGACTCAACACGTCCTACAACCTAACCGTCTGCTTTAATGCCCCCGGCGGCGCGTGCTGCGAGAACTCGACGTGCAGCATCAAAACTCCGTGCCAGTGCGTGTGCACGACAGGAAGGTGCTGCGGGCCTGACACGACCACCGCTGGTGGTACAACTTGGAAGACGTGCCGCAACGAAAGCAAGGCGGCGTGTGATGCTCGTGGAGGCATTTTCCAGTGCGGCGTCTCTTGCACTACTGGCGTGATTGGTGACGCCGCTGGGTCAACAGGCGGAAGCGTCTGCTTGAATGGAACCGGTGACGTTGCCAACGCGGGGCCAGTGTTCAAGGGCGTGGGGACGAC